CACAATTTTCTGATAGTGGTTCTCTAACAAGTTTTAATTCAGATGGTTTTACTTTAGGTAGTTACACAGGCACTAACAGAAGTGGTCACAATTTTGTTTCTTGGAATTGGAAAGGCGCATCTTCAACAGCTACAAATAATGATGGTTCAGTAACAAGTTCTGTAAGGGCAAACACTGAAGCAGGATTTTCAGCACTTACATTTACATCACCATCATCGGAGCAAAACTTTACTATTGGACATGGACTCAATGCCAAACCTGACATGGTATTTTTACGAAATTTTGGTTCAGGAGGTAATTGGTTTGTTTTTCATAAAGGATTAAGTGCTGAACAG